GGATAACGGAAGTTTACGAAGAAAAAGTGGATAAATCATAGTTTAAGAGCAATGATTATGGCATGACAGATTTTATTTTTACGCCAGAACATTACACGAGAATTAGAAAATTTTGCTCCAGATTTATTTTTAAACATCATTATCATAGACATTTTGAGGATATGGTTCAGCATATTGCGATGGAATTTTTTAGGAAAAAAGGGAAAGTTAAAGACCTGAGGTTTTTAGCGGTGGACTATTGCCGCTTAAATGGGCTCATGGATCGCATGAAGGACAAGCGAGTCATTGCAGGTGCAGTGCCACTAGAAAGAAGCCAGTCGCTGGATGAGGATTACCTGAGAGTGGAGGCAAAGCCGCCATTTGTAGACCGAACAATGAAAGAAAAACTTGAAATTTTTAATGGAATTCCATTTTCACCACATGAAAAAAAAGTTTTAATCAATATTTTAGAAGGTCACGATTCTTGGGATGGCGCAAAGCTTATTAAAATTTCCTTGGTTAGTTACCAGCAGACGAGATTTAACATTTGCAAGCGCGCTAAAAAGTATCTAGTAGAAAAATAAGGAGTTTTTATGGAAAAAAAGTATTTGTTCAGAGTAGTAGAGTTTCTTTTAATTACGGATGATAGCAGGGTGGTAACGGGAAACAAGATCATTATTCGCCATCAGGCAGAGGGCTACACTGATGCGGAAAAGTTTATTAACAGTGCTAAAAGATTGATTAATGCTCAGGATTACGGAGCCGCAGAGGGAATTTTGTCAGAGTTTAAGATTGATCGGGTTTATTACTAGCAAGTTTGCTATAATTGCAAAAATACAAAAGGAGTTCTATGGAAAAGGAAAAAGAGTTACCTGTTCACGAGCACGAGCAAAAAGATGTTTACGATTGCGAAGTAATCCACTTCGAAAAAGTTGTTAATATTGGATTCCTGAGAGACGTTTACGCTACTATGGACTCGTCAAAAAACATGATGAAGTTTCCATACAAAGACAGAGGCGTTCTTTTGACGGCCAAGTTTTACGTTAAAGAACAAGGTGTCTGGCTTACTAATCAGCTTAACGGAGAAGAAATATTTGTATCTGTTACAAATTTCCGTTACTATAAAAAAATAAAGCAAGCTGTAGTAACAATTAAAGAAGAAAAGGATGGTGATTCAAATGGCAAAAAAAGTAAAAGCAAAAAAAGCAGTGAAGAAAGCTAAGTAATTAGCAAGTTTCATGGAAAAGAGAAGGCTTCTTGAGGAAAAACTTAAGCGATTGGAGTCAAAAGCCGATCGTGAAAATCAAGTAGATAAACTCAAGAAGCGTCTTTTTACTAAGCAACTAGAGGTCTTTAACGCCATGATGGGCGCGCCTCCTAGTTCAATCCCTCAAAGATATCCTGTCGTAAACTGCACCAGAAGGGCAGGCAAATCCGACCTTGTCACAACTGCCCACGTTTCAATTTGTTTATTATTCCCGGGGTCACGCACCATTATGGCGGGACTAACTTTAGATTCAATCTCTGCCATTGCTTGGGACTTATTACTCAGCATACTAGACAGCGAAGGCGTTATTTACAAAACAAACTCAACTAAAAAAATTATATTTTATTCCAACGGGTCACAGACAAGGCTAATTGGTATTGATGCCAAAGAGCGAGAGATGAGAAAGGTTCTGGGTCAGAAGCTTAGATTTTTTTCACTGGATGAGTCAGGCTCTGTGAATGTTGATGTGGCATTACTAATGCGGCAAATGGTTAACCCGGCATTAACCGACTTAAGACCTTATTCATGGCTTATGATGGTAGGTACTTGCGAGATAATACCAAATACGTACTTTGAGCAGGTGACTGAAAAAAGAAACAACGATTTTCCGTGGAAGGTCTGGAAGTGGACGGCTTATGATAATCCCTTCATGCATAAGCAGTGGTCTGATGAAATAAGAGAGCTTCTGGAGAATAACCCACTAATTAAAATAGCCTCATGGTTCAGGACTCATTATCTTAACGAATGGTGTCCCGATGATGAGCTTAAAATCCTTGATCTCACCAATGCTGTTTATGAAAAGTTTGATCCCAAGGGCTACAGGAACGCCATCTATGGTATTGGAGTCGATTTAGGCTTTAATGACGATTCAAGTTTTGTTGTCGGGGTGTATTCTCGCGAAAAACCTTGGCTCCATGTAGTAAAGACGTTTAAAATAAAGGGCAGAGACTTGACCGATGTTGCCAATATTATCAAAAAGCTACAAAAGGATTATCCTATTAGCTTGATGGTTATTGATGGGGCAAACAAGCAGGGTGTTGAAGAGATAAGGAATAGGCACAACTTACCACTCATAGCCGCTGAAAAGCACGGTAAAGCTACTTATTTGAGGCTATTAAAAGATGATATCTCCACGGGATATGTTCATATTGATGAAGATGAGTGCAAGGCTTGGCTGGATGAGGCGCGCGTATTGGTCTGGGACAAAGACGATCCAAGTAGGACTAAAGAAGACCCACGATGCGAGAATCATTGTAATGATGCTGTTCTTTACTTGTGGCGTGAGTGTAGGGCTTACATTAGCGTACCAGACCAATCAAAAGTTGACAAAAATACTGATGAGTATATGAAAATAATAGAAGAAGAAGAAGCCGAAGAGGCTCTAATGGAGAAAAATGAGCGCGAAGAAGAAAACGACGGATACACTGGGTGATTTGCATAAAAAGCTTGAGCTTCTAAGAGAGCACAGAGTTAAAAGGTTTACTGATGAAAACTTAACTATTGAGTTTCATGATTCATCCTTTACTAGCATTGGAGAAATTCTTGCTCAAATCGAAGACTTACCAGAAGATAAAGCTGAGAAAAATAATCAAAACATAACTGACAAGCAAATGCTTCTTTATAGCGCAAATTAATAGGAGAAAAAAATCATGGACGAATTAAGTAAAAATTATTGGTGGGAATCAAAGGATAGTGATTTACCAAAAAACGTAAGCGATAACCTGAATACTCTACTGCAAAATCAGCAGAAAAAAATAGAGCAAGATAAGCTTTCTTATCAGCTATACGGCAGGGTTATGTCATATGGATTTAACGAAGGGGCGGCAGACATTGGACTAGACCCTTATCGAGTCAAGATAAACGTCATTAAGATGGTTCTAGATACTGCACAGGCAAGAGTGGCAAAGAACAAGCCAAAGTGTAGATTTTTAACTAGCGAGGGAGATTTTAATTCTGAGAGCCGGGGCAAAAGCCTAGAGAAGTTTATCGAGGGTGAAACATCATCCCAAGACCTTCACTATAAAGCACAGAATGCTTTTTTTGACGGGGCTTTACTTGGCACTGGAGTCATCAAAAGGGTAAGAAAAGAGAAAACTGTTGTCTTGGAAAATCGCCCAAGCTCTTGCATTTTCATTGATGAACAAGAGTGCGTTTCTGGTAATCCTAAGACTGTTTTCGAAGTGGCTTACATTGATAGAAAAATATTAATGGAAAATTTTCCAGACAAAGCAAAGCTAATTAAATCCTTGAAATCTGGCTTTGACCAAGATATACCGGCCGGAATTTTATCATCTAGTGATAGTGATGCCGTAAGGGTAATCGAGTGCTTTAGAGTTCCTCTTGGTAAAAAAGCAGGCAGACATTCAATCATAGCTGGAAACAGCACTATTTTATTGGATGAAAAATGGTTGAGTAAAAATCTTCCTTATAACTTTTTTAAATATCGCAGACGGGCGGTTGGCTTTTACGGTGAAGGATTAGCAGAAAGATTAATGGGTATTCAAATTCAGCTTAACAAAACACTTTCTGTTGAACAAAAGATTATAGATTTTTGCAAGCCTACGGTTTATGTGCAAGAGCAGGAAGCAATTTCCGGCAAGCAAATGAATGAAAGAATTGGCAATATAGTAAAATATAAAATAAAAATTCCTGAGATTGGGCAGACCCTAAAAATTCCTCCCGAAATTGCCATTTATAAGCAATACCTGACAGAGATGGCCTTCCAGCAAGAGGGGCTAACTCAAATGTCTGTGACTGGGGAGAAGCCAGCAGGACTTGATTCCGGTAAGGCAATTAGAGAGTATAACGACATTGAAAGCGAAAGATTTGCAATCATAGCGCAAGACTATGAAAGGTTTTATGTAAATTTATGGAAAGATTTGATTGAAGATTATTCTGATATGGCGAAAGATGGTGAGGTAACGGTTACGCTATTGGATAGAAAGGGCTTAAATAAGATTAAGTGGAGCGAGATAAGCCTAGAAAAAGACAAGTATATACTTCAGGTCTACCCTGCTAATTTATTATCTTCCACGCCATCGGGAAGATTGGCAGACGTTAAGACCTTGACTGATATGGGCGCACTAAGCCCTGATGAAATGTTTGATCTTCTAGACTTCCCTGATACAGAAAGATTTTACCGCAGAAAATCAGCATGGCGTTTCATGGTAGAAAAGATCATTGGGGATATTGTAGAAAAAGGGATTTATTCGCCGCCTGATATGAGATACTCAAAACTTGATTTAATGATTGAGATTGTGCAAAACGATTTTATCTACTACGGAACGACTGCACTGCCTCCAGAAAGAATTGGCTTACTCGCTAGATGGATAGATGATGCCACTGCAATTATTAAAAATAATGCAGCAAAACAGCAAGCGGAACAAATCCAATTACAGCAAGAGATGGCGATGGAACAGCAAGAGATGGCGATGGGGCAACAGCAAATGCAAATGCCTGCCACTGCACAGCCAGAGCTATTACAAGCGGCCAGCGGTATGGAGCAAGTACCAGACGAACAAATAATTAACGAGCAACAATTAGTATAAAACAAGGAGTTTTAATGCAAACAGCTACACAACAACAATCCGCGCCCCAGCAGTCTACGCCTCAGCAATCTAACCAACAAACGAGCATGACGCCACAGGCACCTGATATTGATTCGATCATCAAGGCAGCTTGGGGTGAAAATCCTGACACAGAAACAAGTGGAGATATTGGCGAAAATCAACAGCAGGTAAGCGGTGAACCAAAAAGAAGTCTTGCAGATCAAGCACTGGAGCTTGAAAGAGAGCGATACAGACAAAGAAAGCAAGTAAAGGATAATGAAGGAAAATCGCAAAGAGAAATTTCTGACCTTAAAAAGCAGCTTGATGAAATGAGGGCTTTGATTCATGCGCCTAGGAAAACCGAGGGAAAAAAGTCTCCAAAAACTTTTGAAGAGATGATGGATTCTATAGATAGCGGCGATGCAGACGAAGCCCAAGAACAGGAAGATCAGCCAAAGGGCGGTAAAAAGAATTTTACGCTTGAAGAAGTTCAAGAGTTAATGGAAGCAAAATTCAAGGAAAGAGATGATTTGTCTAGTCAGGAAAGAACACAGCAAGAAATAAGCTCAGGTCAGAGCCGTCACGTAAGGGAAATTACTGATTTTGCCAAAGCGGACGCAGACAAATTTCCTATGTTTGACGGGTTTCCTGAAGCTTCCCAGTACGCTTTTGATCTCATTAAAGAGGATTGGAATAAAAAGTCAGATCGGTACGGTGATGAGTACGCTGACAATAACATGCTCGATATTAGTCAAGCATGTGAGTACGTAAATAAACATCTTGAAAGTCAATTCGAATCTATGTTACAATCTAACACGATGGTTAAACGCTTAACAGCAATGTTAGGCAAACGAAGCGCGACAGGAAATTCAAAGCCAGTTCAAACTTTATCAAGCGATTTCGATACACCATCAGGAAGCCTAAATTTGTCAGAAGAGGAACGCATTGCGCGCGCCATTTCTGCTATGGATGGAAGCTTCAACGAGTAAAAAAATTATTAACCTAAACTAAAACAAGGATGTTTTATGAATTCAGCTTACGCAGGACCTGTTCTTAAACAACTTTACGCGGCTCAGCCAGTAGAGAAACTATACATGAAAGACCATTTTTGGCTTTCTCTTTTAAAGAAAGACCCGGGGTTTTTTGGTAAAAATAAGCCTATCGTAGTTCAATACGGTTATGGAAACGGGCGTTCAGCTTCTTTTTCTGTTGCTCAAACCAATACTGGTAATGGCAAATACAAAGACTTTACTATTACTCGCGCGGCTGATTATTCAATTGCTCGATTAACAAATGAAGATGTTGAAGCTACAGAAAACGATAAAGGGGCTTTCGTTCAATTACTTAAGAGAGAAGTAGATGGCGCAATTGAAGCAAGCACAGACTCTTGTGCTCGCGATTTATGGGGATCAGGGACAGGGACTATTGGTCGTTTGTCAGCATCTGCTGCAATCAATACCACTACTGTTACTCTTGCTACCCCTGATGATGTTTTTAAAATTGAAGAAGGGATGGTTTTAGTAGCTTCTGCGACTAACGGAACAGGTACAGTGAAAGCTGGGTCTGTGACTGTTACTGCTGTTGATATTGATTCAGGGACTTTCACTGTATCTGCTGCCTTAAGCACTGGTATTGGAACGGTTGCTTTGAGTGACTTCCTTTTCCCAGAAGGTGACTACAATGCGAAAATGACCGGTTTTTACGGTTGGATTCCAGATGCTGACCCTGTCGGTGGTGATAACTTTTTCGGTGTAGATCGTTCAATTAATCCTGAACGTCTTGCTGGTTTAAGATTTGATGGTACAGGAATGAGCATCGAAGAAGGTCTTGTAAAGACTTGCGCTAAGTTAAATCGCAGAAAGTCTAAGCCAGATTTCGCTGTTCTACATCCGGATGACTATGCTTCACTTGAATTAGATTTAGGTTCAAAAATTCAATATGTATTTCCTCAATCTAAAGAGCAAGCTGATATTTCTTTCAAAGGAATTAAACTTTCTCACAGAAACGGAGTTTTAACTGTTATGTCTGACGCTTACGCCCGCCTTGGTCGTGCAGCAGTTATGCAGTCAAACACTTGGTGTCTTGAGTCTTTGAAGAAACACATCAGAATCTTAAATCTTGATGGAAATGAAAAGCTAAGAATTTACAATCAGGATGGTATTGAGTTCCGCGTAGGCGGTTACAAAAACCTTTCTTGTAATGCTCCAGCTTGGAACGCTAACGTACAATTATATTAATTAGCATAATGGGGGGGCCTGTGCCTCCCCTCTTTTTCATTGCGAAAAAGTGCTTTAAGGGGGATATATGGCTTCGAGACGATTTAACCAATTTTTTTACTCACTGATTTCTAAACCTGTAAAACTTTTCATGAATGTGACTGTCGGTGCTGCTGGTGCTCCCACTCTTGTTGCTGCAAACTCAAAAGGTATTGCATCTATCACAAGAACAAGTGCCGGGCTTTACGTTATCACTTTACAAGATCAGTACATGAAACTTCTTGCCGTAAATGCAATGATGTTAAAAGTTACTGCTGAAGACATTACGGTTCAGGTTTCAGAGATTAACTTAACTGCTAAGACTGTTACGATTTTCACTAAGGCGGCAGCAGTAGCTACTGACCCTACAAGTGGTTCACAAATGTATTTAGAATTTACTATGTCTAATTCTTCAATTGATTAAGGGTTATTATTATGATGAATATGATGGACGATTCAAAAAGTAAGGGTGCTGTTGCCATGATTATGGATGGCATAGATAAAGAAAGCTCGACGCACGAAGAGTCAGGAAAGCCTTCAAACGCTGGACAAGCTCTTATCGACGCTATCAAGTCAAGCAATGCTAAAGATGTTGAAAAAGCATTTGAGGCGTTGATGATGAAATGTGAAAATGACCAAGAAAGCTACGGGGGAGACTCCGCAGAAGAATAACTAGGATTGTTGTTCTAGGGCATAGCTAGGTGAATTCCTCTGCTGTGCCTTTTTTAAAAAGGGTTTTTTATGAACAACGTAACGCTTGCGCAGCTTAAAAAAGATATAAGATTTCAATCTGACGAAGAAAATTCAGAATTTATTGCAGATGATGACTTGGTTAGAATCATCAACTTATCGGCTGCTGAATTATGGGACAAGCTTGTCAGTGCTTATGATGAAGATTACTACCAGAAAACTGCAAGCATTTCCGTAGTCGCGAACAAGGATGCCTACGCATTGCCTGCTGATTTTTTTAAATTAGTCGGCGTTGATGTGAATCTTAACCCATCAGGGACAGAAAAATATTCTTTACAAAAATACAATTGGAATGACAGAAATAGGCATCATACTTCAATAAGCTCTGTGGTTAATGGAGGAATTTTTGCTTATCGGTTGATTAGTAATAACATTAAATTAATTCCCATGCCTACATCGGCAAAAACTATACAGCTATCTTATATCCCGACCTCAAAAAAACTTACGCTAGACATAGATTTCATTGATGGGATTAACGGCTGGGAAGAGTACATAATTTACGATTGCTCGATTAGAATTATGACAAAAAGCGAATCAGACCCAGGCCCGTTAATGGTTAAGCTTAGAGAGATAAACGAAAGAATAGACAGCATGAAGCACAATAGAGATGCAGACAGCACCGAGACAGTATCTTACTCTAGTGGGATTTCTCAGGGGCACGATTGGGTAGGTAATTAATGATTGCTACTCTTTCAAAAAGAACACTTAAGCCCCTCCCCGGAGGCGCAACAGACATTGAAAAATCTTTTTATCCAGAAGTTTCGGAAATACTTAGCTACATACAAGATCAGGTTATTTTATCATTTAGCAAAGTTGGGTCACTCCAAGGTAGCTTAGTTACCTTTAGTAAAGCCTTATCTATAGGCTCTAATGATATTATAATTGACCATTCCCTTGGGAAAATTCCAGCGTTTATATTTAGCGCAGTACCTGATAATTCTATTTATACCTATGGGTACATTGTTGCGAAGGAAAGAAATTCTTTTACAATAAGAGTGGTGGCTTCTGTTGCTGGTACGCAAACGCTATCTTTTTTGGTGGGTTAATGGCAACTAAAGACGTTATAAAAAACATAATTTTAGAGCAAGGGATCGACACTTCCACAGATGAATTTTTATCTATAAAGCCCAAGCTTTTGCAAAATTGTACGCTAACCCAAAAACATACTCCAAAAAAAAGAAACGGATTTAGCTTACATAAGACAGTGAGCGGAACGCCGATTAGCCAGATAGCTGGAGAAGACGGAGACTTGGTTATCGAAACATCTCTCGGCATTGAAAGCCGGGCGTATTCACCAACAAGCCCAATTTATGTAAATCCATTACTAAGCAAAACAAAAAACACTACAGGGCGGTGCGGGTTTTACCATCAGATGGAAAACTGCCTAGTGGAAGTTCGACCATACGAAAGGCTTTACAGTGATTTTATAAAAATTACTTCCAAGAATGGCACAATATATTCACAGGTATTGAACAATAGGTCACAGGCTTTGAAAGTTGGAAGCGCAATAGTGCTTTGCAATTTTTCTGGGTTTTCTGTTATTCAAGATTCCCTTACTCCTGCAATGTCTACATATGCTATTACTGGCTTCCCTGTTGCGGCGATAGCTCCAAGCTTTTTCTGCCACTACTCTGGAAGTGGAGATTTTTTCTTTCATGTTGCAAGGGTAGATGTTTATAAGTATCAAATTTCAAAGCTGAAACTAGACGGAACCACTGTAACGACAGTTTTATATGATGCCACTGCTGGTTCTCCAATAGGAGAAGGCAATTGCGTATGCATTAAGCAACACTCCAACGGGAGTATTTACGTTTTTTTTCAAAAAAATACTGTCGCAAATAATCATGTAATCAAGTGCGCAATATTTACATCTTCGTTAGTTTTTTCAAGCGAAGTTTCTGGGACTTATGAGTCATCCATTTTAAATACAGAGATAATTTTAACTAACATAGACGCTATAGAAACATCAGACGCAAAATTTGCTTTATTTATTTCTGGAAATATCTCTATGACGTTTCCCTCAGGCCCTACGACTTCGCAATATGCGGGCAATAATTTTTTCAATGGCACAATGACATCTGCCGGGGTTTTTGCATTTGGCTCAAGAGTTAAAGATATGACAATTTACTCTCAAGCCTTCCTACAGGGCGGCAACGCCATGATATACCTCTCAAGGGTAGTTAATGAAGCTACTGGATTTATAAACATCTCCTTTAATCTTTCCGCAACAGGATTTTATTTTGCAAGCTTAAGTAATGGTGCTTTGTATTTATCTCCCATTTGCCTAATGTCCAACGCTGCAAATTCCCTAGCGGCTGATTTGGCCGGAGGGTGCAGCTTGCTGCCGACAGTAAGCTCTACAAAATTTCAAATACAGCCAGTTATTCCAGACTTTGAGAATGCTGTTAATGTTGTCTATGCCACACAAGATAATTTAGGCGGTGTATTTTTAAACGCCATTGTTATGGCGGTGGATTTTATCGGGCTAAAAAGATCGGCTCCCTTTATCTTTAATGGAGAAAGAATTTTTTGCGGTTCATACCCAAGAGTTTTATCGGCAGATCAGTATTTGATACCTTATAATTTTGGTTACTTTCCAGTTATAAGCAGCCCTGAAGAAGTCGCAGCAGGAAGCTTGGCCGCTGGGTCATATAAAATTGTAGCTAGATATAAAACAATAACCAATAATAAATATGATTACTCTCCATTCTCCTCGCCTATTACCTTTACAGTGGGGGCCAGTAAAAAAATAAGATTTTACTTTGAGGATATCCCGGCTTATTTAGGGTTAGGGAATGTTGATATTTTTATTACGGAAGCTAACGGAAATGATTATTTTAGCTGCGCGTTTACGCAAGTGGGAAATATTATAGAAGTAACCCTTGTTGGCAACATTGCCGCGCCATTCACGCAAAATTCTCTTGAGCAAGGGATGCCCTCGGCTATGTCCTCAATGACAATTTATAAAAACAGAATTTTTGGCGTTAGCCTAGAAGAGGACAATACCGCGCTTTATTCAATGCTGCTTGATGCCGGAAATATTAACGGCTTGCCAAAATTTATTAATGGCGCACTATATGTCAAGATTGAAGATAGCTTTGCCGACAATACGGGACTTTTAAGATGCGTAAGCACAATAGATGATAAGTTAATTTTGACAAAAGATACTGGTATATTTTACCTATACGGTGACGGGCCTGATAATAACGGTGAAGGTGAGTTTATATCACCTCAGTTAGTCTCCTCTGAAGTGGGCTGCGATAACCCTAGGTCTATGGTTATAAGTAATTCCGGCTTAATGTTCCAATCTCAAAAAGGTATTTTCTTGCTATCGAGATCATTACAAACTCAATACATTGGTCAAGAAGTACAGGCATATAATCAAGAATTTATATCCGGGGCATTGGTCTTTGATACAAAAAATTTAATTATGTTTACTACCCAAAACTCAGACGCTTTGATTTATGACTCAATGACTGAGCAATGGAGTATTTTTAAGAATTATTCGGCCAATTGCCTTTGCACATTCAAAGGAAAAATTTCTCACACTAAAACAAGTAAAAAAGTGTATGTAGAAAGCACTGGCTTTAGTGATGACGGGTCATTCATTCCCATAAGAGTCACGTTAAACTGGATTAAGACAGATGTAGCCTCAATACAAGACTTTCAAAGAATAAAAAGAATTATTATCCTTGGGGTTTATAAGTCAAAGCACATTTTAAAGGTTCAGCTATCATATAATTACGAAAAATTTATATGGGATTCATTTACTTACGATCCGGCAGATGGCGGGACTTACAACACAACTGTTAAGCCAGACCTAGAGGATTACTACACTGGTAAATTTTCTGGCGTGTATCAGTTTAGGCTTAGCCCGACTAAGCAAAAGTGTGAATCTATAAAAATTGACATTTTTGATGAACAAAATGGCTCTATAGTTGGTGAAAGCTTGGAATTATCAACAATTTCAATGATAATAGGTAAAAAGAAAGGACACTATAAAGTTCCTTCAGCAAAGAGGTTATAAATGGGAATCTTAGACAAAGCAATTGGCGCAGGTAAGAAGCTTTTAGGTCAAGGTAAAAACGTCACCGGATTAGATGATTATAACATTCAAGAAGACCCTTACGGGCGAAATCAACAGGTAGCTCTTACCGATATGATGATGGCGAGAGCGAAAGGTCAGACTCCATCCATAGCGCAGGAACAAGTGCGCCAAGGGATGCAGCAGAATCAAGCTGGAATCAATTCAACCATTAGGGGAATGGGCGGCATCAATAATGCCATGAAACAAAGAATGATGATAAATAAGGGCGCGCAAATAGGTCAAGACATAGCACAACAAGGCGGTCTTGCTAGAATGCAAGAGCAAATGGAGACAGAAAAGAGCATGGGCGGCTTGCTTGCTCAAATGCGCGATGCTGACTTAGGAAGAGAAAAAATGAGCATGGAATCAAGAAATGCTAAAAACGACCGCAAGCAGAGTACCATCAGGTCAATTGGTCAGGCCGCTATTGCGGGGGGATAAGGAAGTTAAATGAAAATTAAAATTGAACAAGAGATACCTGACGATCAAATGGACGGAAGCCAAGATATTAATTCTTCTGGCGGGTCTATTTTAGATCAGGCGGCTAATTCTGCCTTGGACACATCAAGAAATCCGGCCACTGACTATAGAGGGCTAATGGGGCTTAATCAGACCAAGCAGCCCGGACTGGTTGGCAGAGGTGGGCAAATCATACAAAAGCCATTGTCACCGCAACAAGCACAGCCGCTGCAGCAAGCACAGCAACCACTGCAACAAGCACAGCCTAATCAGGCGATAGGACTCCCACAAATCAACGTAGAGGGGCAATTTGCTGCAAAAAAAGGTACTGCTCAAGTTGAAGCTGAGTTAATGGATTCGGAGCCTATCGACTTTACAGAGCAAAATAGACAGAGCAAAAGACTAGCTGAATCATCTGCACATCAGAAAAAAACAGCAGAAAGAAATTTGGGTGATGCTAGTGCTCGGCAAAAACTAGGAGAGGCGCAAGCTTTTCACGATATGGCAAGAACTTTTGATCCACAAATTAAGGGACACGAAGACTTGATTGCCGATCTTGATAACCAAAGCGTTACAAGTGGAAAAGACGTACAAGATAGGCTTGACCAGATTGGTGAAATAGAAATGCCTAAAGACAACAAAGCGTTAGTAGCTATTGCTGTTTTCATGGGCGGGATTGGATTAAAGGGCGGCGAAACTAATCAAGTTTTAAGATTTGTAGAAGATCGCTATGAAAAAAATTTGATGGCGATGCTGCAAAATAAAAAAC